CGCTTTAGGTATTCCTTGGGTGACTTGATTACTCAATTTTCACCCTCCGATGCCTTCAGATTGGCAGAAACAATTACAGCATTGACAGGATCAGTCACAACGACCTCGTAAACCCTATCCCTTGCCGTACCCATACGTCTCCAAATGGCACGATTCTTGTATTTACCCTCTTGACCGATTGTGACCCAGTATTCCCGTGACCAAGTAGATCCACCATCATTTGACCATCTGAGCATCGCCTGTGGATAAGTTGTGGTTTTGGTCACATCTGTGGGCAAAGATACGCCAGTTGTCCCGACCCCAGGTTGGAATTGGATCTGGAATTCGTCAAAGAATTGACGTTGTAAATCTGTGACCAAATGTGGTGCACGTCTAAGTCTACGGATATTTTGTCCGTTATCCGTATAGTTATTGGGATCTAATTCATAGATTTGACCGTTTTGCCAATCTCCAACCAATACCATGTTTTGGAATACGGCAGAACAATTGGCCCTACATCTATGGTAAGTATTGGTGTTATCGCACCAAAGCCATTTGTGCCACATACTTGTTGTAATATCGTAGGCCCATGTAATATCAAGAGTTGGGAAAGAGATTACATAAACCTCGTGCCCTTCTAGCTGATAAGTAAACGCTACGGCATCTTGAACGTATTGATTGACTAAAGTATTCTCTACCGCATGGGTGGATATTCTTTGAGGAATATACCCGTTCATCATCATGATCTGAGATTGACCCCGAATATTACGGCTAAGGTAAGCAAAAGAATTACCAAGTCTGGCAACGCTAAACTTAGCCACGATTCCGTGTTGGGTAGAAGTTCCAGGGATTCTTTGGAATGGGAATGGAAATGTACCAGCATCCACCCAAACCTCGGATGATTCCTCACCCATTAAATAAACTTCTCTGTGATCAACAATAATCGAGACTAGGTTATCAGGCGCACCGTCTTTGTTTCCGTAACTAAGCGCTGGGGTGATAGGGCTAAGTATCCCAGATGCTGCCCATTGCTGAGTGCCTGGGTTGTTATAGACAAAGTAATTATCCACAATGTCCACAATATCTGCGCCCGTAAACGCACCGTCTGAGCTTGGCAATACGCTAAAGTTAAGCGCATACATGGTTTCAGATGTAGCCTCAGTCTGGCTTGGACTAACCTTATAGCTACCCGTTCCACCCGCTCCTGTACCAAAGGTTAACGTTAAAGTTAACCCAGTACCTGACCCTGTTGTCGTAGTCGATACGTTATTAATTGGTTGGGTTGTGTATGAACCTTGGGAGTAAACTGTCAACCCAGTTACCACGCCAGACGTTACAGAAGATACGGTATAAACTTGTGGCGTAGACCCATAAACACCGCCCACAACCGTGACCTGATCGTTGACTGCGTATCCTGTACCGCCAGAAACAATTGACTGACTGAGAACAATATTATTGCCAAGTGCGGTAATAACTGTGCTAGATGTAACTCCAGATCCTTGAACGGTCTGGCCTAAATATAAAGTTCCACTAGATACGGCAGTTACACTTAAAGTCGTAGCTGAGATTGTCCCAGTAAACACCGCAGCGACCGCAGTCGAGTTCATTGTCTCAGCAGTAGAGACGGTTTGGCTGATATTAATAGTATATGTACCAACGCCACCCGATCCAGTTCCTAGTCCTGTGATAACGGTTTCCTGTGCTATTCCAACGCCAAAAAGCGATTGAGACACCCCAATCGTTCCGTTTTTAACCGCAGTTACTGTAAGCGTAGTCCCAGAAATAGTCCCTGTAAATACCGCAGTTGATGGGCTAGAAATGCGCCAAGAATACCGATAAGTTCCGTCTGTAATATAGACGTAAGTGCCGTTGTCCGTGATTCCGACTTGACCTGTAGTGGAGTTAAGTTGCCCGACAATGGTGGGAATAAATGAGCTTGTCAGCGAATAAACGTATTGTCCGCAAACCGCAATTAATTGGGTACTGCCTGACAAAGTACGCATTCCACGGATAGGCGCTTGGTTTTGGAACGCTACAACAGACGTTAGACCTGGGGTTGGATACAAAGCGACCACACCCCGAGTACCTGGGGCTTTTAAAGGATCGACCTCTGGCCTCCAATTTATGCACTCTTGAGCATCTTGGTATATAGACGGGGCTGAATAGGATGGGCCAACAAAGCCAAAGTCTGCCATTATTCCTCCTTATAAGACTTACCAGCAAGCAAAGTTTTCATGCTTGGCAGACTTATTCCGAATTGTTTGGCTAAATTTATCACGCTTATTCCATCTTTTCTTAGTTGTCTTGCTTGTCTTGCTTGTTCCATTGTCAACTTACATCTTGGGCCAGTATCGCTAGGAAAAAACTTTTGCCTTCCCTTTGCAACTTTATCTGCCATGTTATCCGCATGAGTACCAACACTTAAATGTTTTGGATTACAACAAATAGGATTATCGCAACTGTGCATAATAAATCCATGCTCATCCGTGTTTTTAGGAGCGTTTAAGTTAATTATTCCTGGGTTTACCAGATCAAATATAACTCGATGAGCATAATAAGATTTATCGTTTATTTCAGTTCTTCCATACTTCCCATTTGAGTAGCCTAACCAAGGCCAACATTCATCTTCACCTTTTTTGTCTACCTTAGACCATAAAACTTCTGCTGTATTAGCTGGTCTTCCAGCATTTGCTACAACACCATTTTTATGTCTTGCATACAAATCTCTTTCGTATGCCCTTCTTTTTTCTCTACGTTCTTGTTCTTTTTTTAATTGATCTTCTGTTTTTGCTTTGTTGTTCATGGTTGTTTCTCCTTGTTAAAAACAACCATATTGTACCACATTTTCTATCTAAAGAATCCACCCGACAAAATCCACCCAGCATCTTTCTGCCTTCCAACCAACAAAGAATCAGCGTAGGTCGAAACGATTGCAGGGTTCATATTTGTGCGCTTGACAGTAGATTTTGACTGCGCTGCAAACTTTTGGATTATACCGATTTGCGTAGGACTAGCCTTGCCGTACATAGGCATTAAACGTTCTGCCAAACACCACCGCAACGCCATGTTGTAGCCCTGAGGCAAATTAATGTTGTCGTTTATTGTGGTGAATTGTTGAAATAATTGATCTACAAATATGTGCATCTCGCCCTGACTTGGGTTGGGCCACACATAAATATTGCCTAAAGTCTCGGTTGGTTCGTAATAAATCGCTTTAGGCCAAGGCCCGTTTAGCGTTTTTAAGCCAATCATCTCGTACTGCTCAATATTTAGCACCGAAACGGGATAATCTAGACCACCGTTTGTAATGGGTTGACCATTGGAATAGGTGTTAATCCTGACAAAACAGGAATTTAACCTAAGTGGGCGCTGATAATAAGACTTAATTGATTCGCTTGTAACTGGAGAAGCATAATAGGTATTTAGCAAGTAAGTGCCTGCTTCATTTACGTTATTGCCTGCGCCAGTTAACATTTGGGTAATTGTTGTGCCAGATGTAATTCCTGTGCCACTTAGCGTTTGGCCAATCGATATACCACCGCTTTGGATGGATGTAATTGTCAATATGTTATTTGTGATGCTACCCGTGAAATTAGCGCCAATTTGACCACCAGGCCCGATAGTGTATTGTGTTTGCCCAGAAACTACGGGGAATATGATCTCGTTCTTGTAGAACACCATCATGTCTTCGTTAGACCATTGATCTAACATATCTTGTAGCATATCAAAGGCATCTTGCGCTGCTTCGGGCGTAGGTGTCTCCCCAGCTTCCAAAGCTCCTATATCTTTTAGCGCACGAGAAATTATGTCAATTGGCTGGGTCATAGCTCGTCCTATATATTAGGCGTGAAAACTTGTGGTTTCCAAGGGGGGACAATAGATTTCGACTTTTCCAAAAGCGCCAATTGTTCCTCTAACCTAGATTTTATTACACAAATGCCGTCTTTCATAGCCTCATTTTCAATCCACTCAGCCACCATTTCCTCAGTCACTTGAGCAAATGGAACCTTGTTTTGTGGATCTTTAAAATGCCAGTTTCCCTCAGTCTCAACTGTGTTTACCCCATCTGTCAAGGATAAATGATATTTGGCATGAGTGATGACTTCATCTTCCCCACTTAATTCTGATATTTCCCATTTGTAGTTCATATTTCACCTAAATATTGCTATGCTTACAGATGCTGGGTCTATATTTGTTCCAACAGCACCTTGAGAATAAAATTGAATTGCAGAAGTTGAATAAGTTCCATTTGTATTTGCTGATGATGCAGTACCATAACCAATTGAATA